CATTTTGGTTTTGGTTCACCAGGTTCTCTTGCACACGGTCCTTTGATTTCACCAGTAGAACTCATGCGAACCCAATCACCTCTTGGATGTGTCTTACTAAACCAATTTCTCAAATCTTCATTAATTGAATCTTTATCTAAGTCGTGATGTGATTTCTGAACATCACCTTTCAGACTCATAACTGCAAGAGCACCATATGTTCGATTGCCTTTTGCATCATAACCTCTTGGTTTCATTCTTGCACGAATTTGTGTTTTGCCATGTAGTTCTGGTGAACCTAATTTTGCAACATCATTCCCTGTGTGATAGAACCCATGACCTTTACCAATTTGAATGTAATTAGTTTCTCTATCTTTTCCATAGTGTGCTTTAATTGGATCAGCATTTGGATGTTCATGGTACACATTACCCATTTTCAAATCAGTTTCATATTTACCCGATGGTTTTTTCCATTTTGAATTAAGTGTCTTGAAAAATCCTGATTTCTTTACTGCCTTGTATGTCTCTGGATATTTCTTCTTTGACTTTTCTGATGCATCCCATTCTGTTCCATTGTGATGTAATTCCATTTGACCAAACATTGCACCTTTGTCGGCCTTTATTTCTAAGTTATGTTCTTTATTTTTATGTAAGAAAGAAGCATCAGGAGCATCAGCAGAAGAACCTGCGGTTGTTGCATCTGGTCTTGCTTTGCCATATTTTTTAAGTCTTGTATTGATAACATCTTCGTAGTCCCGACCACCTTGACCGACCGCCTCAAACAATTCTTCGAATTCTTCATCAATTTTCTTTTTATTTTGTTTGACATGAATGATTTCATCACCAATTTTGTGTGATGTTCTTCCTTTCATATCTGAATCTGTTTGATTGTCTTGCATTTTTCCAACATCAACCAATTGGTCATGCACGGAACGATGCGTAACTTTACCATTGCGGCCATAACGACCAAAGCCGTAGTATTGAAGTCCTATTTTTCTTGCTTCTTGTGCTGCATTTGAATCAGGGTGTGGTGTTTGTTCTGCACCATCTTTTGATATTGGCAATCTATCTGCCTGTTGCATTTCATTTGCAACCCATTCTTGTGCTGCAGGATTTGATGGTGGTTGTGAAACAAAATTCTGCACATTTTTATACAACTCTGTCATCTCATCTTTTTTCTGTTTGACTACTTTGGGGTCAGCGGTTCGTAAATCTTCAGAGTTATCGAATTCGGTGTAGTTGTCGCCAAATAATTTTGCAAGTTCTGGTCGTGAATTTTGAACAGCTTGCCATTTCTCTCTGCGGATGTCTTCGGGAACAGTTCTACCGCCTCGTTGTCCTCTTTCTACATTTCTCTCAGCAGATACTTCATCACTTGTATTGACCATAATCATTGAAGTGTCATAGCCAAGTTCTTCTAAACGACTTTTAATTCTTTCAATTTTTTTGTAGTCATCACCGGTGCCATTAATGATAAGACCATTGCGACCCATCAACGCAAGTCTTTGTTTTAATTCTGTTATGTTCTTTGCACGGTCTCTAACAAAAGTTCTTGCCTCTTTTTCATTCTCGGGCATTCTTTTATCAAGACCTTCTTTGTCCATCAAAAACTCTAATGCCTTGTCAGAATTGATTTCTGTGAGTCCATGACCTTGCAATGTGTTGTCGAGAACATAGTCTTTACCAGAACCAGGACCACCTGCAAGAAAGACTGCTTTGAAGATTGATTGGTCGTGAACACCTTCGGTCAATAGGTCTGCAAAGTCAGCATCGATATCTTCATTTACACCCATGCCTCTGCGAACATCATTGTAGAGTTCTTTGGCATGTGCATGAGACATTGAAGACGGTGTTCCTTTTTTGAATTCATTAAAGTTGCCAGACTGAGCATGACCACGCATTTTACTTGCAGACATGCCAGATACGCCTTCTGCATCAGGGTCTCTTTCGCCAGCAGAATGAACAGTAATCTTTTTGAAGTTGAATAGTTTGCCTTCACCTGTACCATTGTAACGATGAAGTGTGTCGTGAAATTCTTTTACACGGTCAGAACCACCGACAACATGAAGATGCGTCACGCCTCTTTTATGAAGGTCTGCGGCTTGTGTGAGAAAGTTTGGGGATTCTTTAGAAGATGCCGAAAAGTTCGTGCCAGGAAAGGCTCGTTTGGCATGTTTGACTTTTTGTTCTGCGGAGAGAGGATTCTTCTTTGGGTCTTGTGAATGAGATAAGACAATGTGATGCGAACCACCGACCTTGGTGGCAATTTCTTTAACTTTATTGACTAATTTTTCGTGGCCAGACGTTATCGGATTCATTCTTCCGAAGGCCATTACCGCATGATTTTCTTTTTGTTCTTCTAAAAAATCTTTAAATTTCATTTTCCGCCTCTACAGCAGTTTGGTTTTATACTCTATTTATAATATTCAAATACGCCATAGGGTAGTCAGTACACACTCCAAAGAAATCTTTTTGAATAACCTCTTCTTTTGTCCAGACAAGTTCTGGCATCACAGCAATAGTTAAATTACCAATCTTTTCTTTTCCAGGATAAGCCCAAACATATCCATGATTTGTCATAGTATAGTCATCAATATTGTGCCAGAAACAATTAAAATTATGTCTCAATGCATATTCAAATGCATCTCTGTCTTTACAATGAACCCACAACCAACCTTCATTTTCTTTTAGGAAATCTAAAGAAGTTTCATATTGTGCCTCATCGTGACCAAAATATGGTTTTTCATTGTAGATTCTTAAATCAACTTCAATAGAAAGTTTTTTACTTATTGCAAACTCTATTGCTTCTGGTTTGTTTTCAATTGAAAGGTCAGGACCATCAATATTAGCACGGTGAGATATTATAAGCATGATATGATTCCCATATTTTCTCCTTGTGGGTAAGGAAGTTTTATGTCAATGTCTTTTCCAAATAATTGTATCACTAAATCATGTACATCTTTTGTACAACTCCATGGGTATATGTCATGAAAAACAAATATAAACTTTTCAGCCAAATGTTTTGAAATTTCAGTAATGTCTTTAATCATTTGGTCACCAAAATGTCCTGCATCTAGAAAAACAAAATCTAACTTTTCTTCTTTTGTAAAATGTCTTGCAAGTACACTATCCACATCGTCAGGCGACCAACCAATTTCAGCAAACATATGATTTTGTAACTGGAATTTATCTATTAGATATTTTACACTTTTATAACCATCAGACTTATCATAGACTCTTCGTTGAAACTTTTCATATACTCCGGCATTGTCACACTTTTCTTCAATATATGCATCCATTGTTACAAACTTTCCGCCTGTTTTCTTAAATGCGGTGCCAATAGCAGTACCAGAAATACCAAATGCCGTTGCAAGTTCAAACCCTCGTTGTAAATTGTTTTCTACAACAATATTGTGAAGAAAATCAAATTCTCTTTGCATAATACTATACGGCACTTTATGTCCAATCATTTTCAAATGACCACGACCACTTGCTTCATATTTTATAGGACCATCATTTAATTTTATTATTTCATTTAACATCTTCTTTGTCCATTTCTACATATGCACCTTTTGGCGTATGCATAATTGTTTTATTTACAACAAATTCTTTCCAGTTTAAACCTAAATTTTTTATGTGTTGTTCCGTAATTACATGAGGACATAATAAATCAGTTTGACGATATAGGTCTGATATGAAACAAATAATTTTCGTGAAGAACATCATTTGTGCTACACTTCCAACTTGCATTAAATCACCAGTGCCTCTACCTAAATGATTACGGTGAGCTATTGTATGAAAAACTCCAGGTTGAAATTCGGGCAAGTCTTCGTGAAATACTAAATCTGGCCGCATACGAATGACCATATCATAGTTATTTTGTAGTTGTGCCACATGTTTTTCTAATAATAAAAAACCTTGATGCATCTTATAGTACATTGAAAGAATATTTTTTGGCCTATGTGCAAAGTTTTTAAAGTATTCTCCACATTCTTCAAAATGTTTATTGAAATCATTCCAGTATTCTTTTACAAAATAAAGAGGTTTATATGTATCTATTACTTCTTCATCTATAATTTGTGGAGCACCTTCAAATATGCCTGTTTCATTTTGTTTATCACCAGGAATCCAATATGCTTCATCGTCCCAAGTATGAATGAATATATCTGGATTATATCTATCAATTATTTTCTCTTTAAAGTTAGGAAACACCTGCTTCCAACATCGCAAATGCCCCGTTAATACAACAGCTGTTCTCATTTATGATTTTCCAAAAAGTAATTTAAATCTTCTGGTGTCCCTATTCCCACATCTTTTCAATTTGTTTTACACGAATCTTTTTGCCATCGCCAATTGCTTCATTGAATACTGGACAAACATAAAATTCATTATTAGTACGAATATTATTTGAAATCATTTGGTCTGCATACTTAACATAATCTGAACCTTTTTTCCAATAATAAATTCCTACTGTAGCATTATCTGAAATTGGTTTCTTTTCTGCAACTTCAGATACAAAACCATGATCATCTAGTTTAGCATATGACCATTTTGGATGTGTGGCTTTAAATGTTAAAATACCACCATCAATTGCATCGGCAGTAAATGCGTACATACACTCATTACTATTCCACTCAACAAACTGATCAGAGTTTGCCATTACAAGTGGCGCATTATTATCAATAAATTCTCTTGCAAGTAATGTTGTACATGCAGCACCTTCAGTTATACCATCTACCTGAACAATCTTACAATCTGGTGCAATTAGATTTAATAGATATTTTAAATTATATTTTTCATAGTGTTCTTTTTGTACAATGAAAATATAATTGGCTTCAATATTTAAATTCTCAACAACAACTTGAATCATTGGTTTACCACGAACTTCAATAAGTGGTTTTGGAAATGTATAACCGGCTTGTGCGAAACGAGAACCTGCACCAGCCATTGGTATTAGAACATTTAATTTTTTATCACGCCAAGGAATTATTGTTTCTTGATGTTCTCTTTCAAACTGTTCAATTCTTTCCATAAACTTAATTCCATTTAAATCATTACTATTTTCTACGGGGTATAAAATACCACCAGAATCAATTGCACCTTGGCGTCCAATATGACTATCTTCCACAATAATTGTATTTTTTGGAAGCACATTTAATGCAATCATACAACGCCAATACATTTCAGGAAATGGCTTTGGAAAATGAACATCTTGATTACTTACGATATAATCAACTTCATCTAATACACCAATAGAACTAAGTGCAATACGAACGGTTTCACGAATAGAATTAGATGCAACTGCAACTTTCCAACCTTTTAATTTCAATTGATTGATTATAAACTTTGCAGTGTGATTGATTGTAAATTTTCTAATTAAATCAAAGGTTGCATTTTGTTTGTCTTTCCAAACTTGGTCAAAATATTTTCTATCTAGACCTTTCTTTTCAGAAAGCATTTCAAGTTTTTTAGTGGTGTTTAAACCATCATATGTACTTAAATGTTCTTCACGACTAATTACATATTCTGAACCTATTTTCATTAATGCATTGTTTAATGCCTCATAATGAAGTTCTCTAGAATTAATTAGAACACCATCTAAATCAAATATCACTAATTTATTTTGCATCACGATGTACCTTATTATGTCTTACAATTGCTTTTCCATTACAAACATACTTATACTTATGTCGCACACGGAGAGACCACTCAACATCATCAGCCTGTCCCCAAGTTAATTGTTCATTAAAAGGATTCTCAATAATTAATTGTGTCTTTGCAATTACAAAACCACCAGACTGATACATATAGTGTACATGCGACCAATCATCATAATGCAAAGCTGTATATCTTGGAAAAATAGGTGAGTCCCATGTCACCCAATCAGTAAAGTGTCTTTTACCATTTATTAAGTGTTGAGCGCAAGAACAAATGTCCCAATTGTTTCCAAATTCTAAGAAAGAGTTATACCATTCTTTATCAAATACATAATAATCGTGCATTAATACTATATTTTGATAATTGGCCGCACGAGCCACTAGATTTTTTTTTCTTGTTATCCAACCATCTTTGGCATTTTCTTCAAAGTAAATATATCTTTCTTTTTCTTTACCTTCTCTTTTCTGTTCACCAATTACAAGAACTTGATATTCTGGTATGTTTAGTGCATGTATAGAATCAATTACTTCTTGTAACTGATTTTCATTTTCATATTTTGTTAATATGCCAAAAGTAAAATTCATTTCAACACCTTCTCAATATCATCTACAGTATTTTTAATTAAATGGTTATAAATTACATATTCATATGCATTTTCAATTTTTTCAGGTTTAACACCATCAAAATCAATTAAGTATTCTCTTAAATTTCTATCATCTTCGTAGGTGAAACCAAACTCTTTCATTAGATTTGCACCTGCAATTTTTCTAGAAGCCCATGGAGTTTTATTCAACATAGACTCTAATAATACTAATCCAAAACCTTCAGAAAAAGAGTGCATAATATAAAGATCTGCATCTCTTATTGCAGACAAAACATCTTTTCTGTCATCTATCATCATTGGTTTTACAAATTCACTCTCTTCTGGCATTATATTGTGACGATTATCATAACCAGTTAAAACTAAAGTTGCATCTGTTCTACCAACATCATTAAAAACATTTACCAATTCTTTCATTGCTTTATTTGGCCAAAATCCACCGCAAGAAAGAAACATAAATTTTGTCTTTATATTATACTTATCTTTAAAGCCTGGCAAGCCCGTAGATATTTTTTCATCTATGCCATGAATTACACGGACAGATTTATTTCTGTAATTATGTTTTTCAGTTAATTGCCAATCTTCTGGTGCAGAACAACCAAGATATTTACAGTGTTTCATTGCATGTAAATATACTGAACTTTCAGATGGTTTGATTATCATAAACAAAATTGGTGAGGATATTCTCTCAGCGTTCATCAATACTATATTTTGTAATCCAACATCTCCACCATGCACAATAATTAAATCAAATTTTTGTCCAAGTATATTTGTATCTGAAGTGACATGCACACCATTTAAATCACCTTTATGTTCGCCAGTAAAAACCCAAACATCATGGCCTCTTGATACACACTCTTCTGCCATATCACGAACATAATTTTCAGAACCACCAGGAAATGGAGCATAACGATGAACTACAAACAAAAATCGTTTCATGCAAATTTTTCCTCAATTACTTTTTTCATTTCTGGAACACGATCATATTGATGTACAATATAGAATTCTTCACCGACAGAAGTAGTAACTACGCCATTAATTAATCTTGGTTTTGGTTCTAGTAATAACGGATCAAATTGTTCCGCCTTTGTTGGATCACCTGTTGTTCCTAACTGAGCTGCCCACCCATTCTCGGAGAAAGAATAATAACCTAATGAGGTGTATGGGTTGCGACTAATCATAAAATTAAATGTAGACTGATCACAAATAGGAATAGGACGATTTAAACATGAAACAAAAATGTTCATTGCTAAGTCACGAATTGCATAACCATGACCTGCTAGTACACCAACATTAAATATTTCTTCATTCTTAAACTGTTCGTAAATATATGGACCAAAAGTTTCTAAAAGATTTTGATTGCCCCATGGTTCATCTTTGTACTTAATACTTTCAGAGGCAAACACCAAGTTTTTATTTACACAATTTTTTTCTAAAAACTCAATAGGATTTTTTTGAAAGACAACATCTTTAACATCAGTTGTAATTACATAACGATAGTCACGGTCTTTTAGAAAATTATAGATATGTAAAAATCTTTCAGTGTGAACAGGCATATTAGAGGAGTAAGTTAAATTACCTTCCTCATCTTGTTTCATACCAACAATATAAAATCCAGCTTCGGTTATTTTTTGAACTGTATCTTTATCGCAATTCATTAGAATCAGTACTTTATCACCTTCAAAGCCTGATTTATTGATGGAATTAATCCAATATTTTAACTTGAACCAATCATAATTGGTAGAGCATCCTATAATCAAATCACGCACAATCATTCTCCTTTTAAATCATATATTCTTTATATATCTCTTAAATCTTTCTACTTTCTGACCTGGGGTATCTTTAATATATTTTCTTGTTAATTCTGGTGTACCCCATTGACCTGCACCTGCGACAGGTAAGATATCTGGTTTTGTAACTGATTCACCTAGATGTTTGAAGAATTGTACTCGTTGTTCTTGTTTACGAACCCATTCATCAGAAGGTTTACCTTCACCTCTGTAATATGCAAGTGGTCTTCTTGTTTTGCGTGAAACAAATGCCCACTTACCATTAGTTTGTTTCAGCATATTCGTGTTTTTTCTTATAGTCCTCTATTGCAGCCTTGATTGCATCTTCGGCCAAAATAGAACAGTGTATTTTAACGGGAGGCAATGCAAGTTCTTTTGCTATCTCCGTATTTTTTAATACCGCAGCTTCATCTAAAGTTTTTCCTTTGACCCATTCAGTTACTAAACTACTACTAGCAATAGCAGAACCGCATCCATATGTTTTAAATTTTGCATCTGTTATTATGCCAGTTAATTCGTCTACTTTAATTTGTAATTTCATTACATCACCGCAAGCCGGAGCGCCAACCATACCAGTACCGACACTAGGATCATTTTTATCCAAATTACCAACATTTCTAGGATTTTCGTAGTGATCTATAACTTTTGCTGAGTAAGCCATTTTATCCTCTCGTTAATGTAAGAATTTTTTGTATTTGTGATTCAACTAATGCTTTACGATTTGGCCAATAAATGTATTCTTTGTCCGCTGTTTTAAGTAACTTAGTAAAGAATGGCAATACAAGTTTTTCAACCTGTTCTAATCTTGCTTTATATTCTTCAGCGGTATCTGCCGTTTCTGAAATTACTTTGTTATATTCTTCTTCTGAAACTGCTGAGAAACCGAAATCATCTTCTCCATATTCAGATAATATTTTATTTAAATCATAACCCATTTATTTACTCCATGTCTTTGCAGCATTAAAATTTGCTTGACTAAACTCAAGTCTATCAATTAACTTAAGTGCGCCACCAGAAAGTTTATCTACTGCCACGAAACCTTCCGGGTTTGTAATTTTAAATCCATCATCAGTTCGCAAGAAAGTGTTTGTTACTTGTTTCATTTCTTGTAACTTTTTAACGATCATATTTTTAGATTCAACTATTAGATTCATTAGATCAAAAATGTATTGCAATTGAACCGTATTTGATCTATAAAATCTCATTATCTCATTCTTTTCAGTAATTCTTTTTTTCTTTGTTTCTTCTTTTTTAGCAGAGATTATTTCTTTGTTTAATTTATCTTCAATATATTTAATTAATTCATTTACATGTTGTCTTGTATTTACAATCTTCTGGCCAGCACGAACTTTAGTATTATTAAATGTCTTAATTTGTTCAAGTATGATTTCAGAAGATGAAATCCTATTTAGAGTTACTGCATTAATAGTTTGAAATGTTCTACCTGCAGCCGACAATAATGCAGTTACTGCTTTTGTTTCTGACTCTGTAAATGATGCTGTACCAGATGCGTCAACAAAAGATGCATCACGATACCAAACATCTTTTGTTTTTGCAAGATGACCAATATCAATATTAAAAGACGCCTTCATTGTTTCTAATGTTCTGCCAGAATATGATGTATGAAAAACAACACCAATCTGTGCGTTTGTCATCATTTCAGCCAACTTTGTATCTGAAGGAACAGCATATACAATTGTGTTTGGCTGAAAGGTTATATAACTTTGGCCATCAATTCTTTCTGTTTTCAAATCATTCTTTGTGAACATCATATCACCTTGTAAAACACCTTTAATACCAAGTTTAGGTAAAAAGGCCAATGCGATTTTTAATTTATCGTTGAGTCCAGGATTAGGATGATTTCTATCAATGTCTTCATCAGTATAATTTAATTTTGCGTTCTTTGCAAATACACCTTTAGTACCAACAAAGAATTTACCATTCTCTGGATTAATGCCTGCAAATATAGCAGGTGCACCATCCCATTTTGTTGTAACATTTAATTTATTTTGTGAGTTACCTGCAAGCATATCTCTTAGAGATTGCAGAAAGTTAATTGATTCTCTTGCACCAGTAACACCACGATTTAGAACATTATCCTCTAAATGTTCCAAATGAAGGTTCTTTCCTTCTTTTCCTTCTTTTCCTTCTGTTAAAAAATCTGCGAATTTCATTTTGCGATTACATATTTACCTGAAGACGGTGACATACCAGAAGCATACTTGTAAATTTCTAATATGACATTATTTTTTTTGATTTGTAAGTTCATGTCTTTTGCAGTTACATTTAGTTTGGTAACATCTTTTACTTTTCTGCCTTCATTAAAATAACTTCGTATTAATTCTTCGAAGCTGCTAATTATATGCGTAACACTTAAATAAATTCTATCGTTTTGATAAGATTCATATAAAGATGGTTTTAAGGACATTATTTGTCTCACATCAGTTAAACCAATCTTTTTCTCATAATTATATCCACCATTTAGTTTGATAATTTTTTTGACAAGTGTTTCTGAAGACGGAATTTTTTTCAATTTTGTTTTTAGTGGAATACCTCTTAAATTAGGTTCACCAATTCTTTTAGCATATTCTTTATTTAATTCATCAATACCTTTTTTGTATTCTTCAGAACCTCTTTGGAATGAAGTGGCTACTTTTTTTGCATATGCTGAATCGACCCGAGCCCAGAGGTCTGTAAATCCTGTTGCAGATAAACTATTTGTTCCTGTTCCAAAACTAACTAAAGATCCAAGTCGAGAATTTTTTCCTTCAATCTCACATTTTACAGATAAATTTGCTCCTAAAGCATCACTATAAGGATCATGTCTTATTTTGATAAGAGGTTTAGTTTTTGCACTGCCAAAGAATATTTGAATATCTCTGTCGCTTCCTCTGTTATCAGAAATGTCTAAATATTTAACATTTTCTAATAATTTTTGATTTTCTTGTTTACTAAAATTAATTCTATAGATATGAACTTCATTTGGAGCTTTTTTCAAAGAAACTCCTAATAAATCTCCAGAATCTATTAAACTATTTATGAGTTGATTTAAATTCACAAAATTAAATCCATCTGGCACTTTTGAAACAACTTGCTTTATTTTTTTTTCTGCATCTTTAGAAGCAAAATAAATGTCAGCGGGACTCCATTTGTTAATATCTCCAAATTGTTTTTCTCTTTTATTTGCAATAGAAAAAAGTGTTTCTATATTTTCCATTACTTCATTGCCACCTTGGGCCCCACGATAATATAAAAAGTCTGTCCAACCAGGTCTTTTAATTTTTGAAAAATCATTATCAATATTGTCTATTTCTTCTATAAGTTTTACTGCAATATTGATTGAAGATTTGTACCAATCAATATCTTTTAATAAAACTTTTTCCATTGCGTTTAAACTGACGCCTGTAGTTTTTAATTTTGAATATGAATCTTTTATGAGTTTTGCATTGTTTGTTTTAAAATCATAATATGTTGTGTAAGTTTGATAATTTAGAATTTGTTTAGATTTAATACTACCAAGATAGTCGGCCATAGCACAGAATAGTGCTTGAGCACTTTCAAATAGTTTGGTATCTCCATCACTCTCTGCCATTTATTTCTCCTTGTGAATCTTATATTTATCCTACCACAATTATCGGATAATGTCAATCTCTTTATCACCTGTCCACACCTCAATTTCTGTTCTTAAACGACCTTCTGTAGATAGAGTTTCATAACGATTCGTAGCCTTCTTTTTCCACCACTCCACGACATTTTTCAGATGGTGTTTGTCAAAATTTTCATCTGGTATAATCTTATCTGTATTTCCTGCAACAATATCTTTATAGTTTTTAATACCATAGGTTGAATAATAGTATCGTTTTCTTTCTGTCAGACCTTTGGCCTTCTCAATTAGACTCATAAACGAGTCATATTCGTTCTTATGACTCTTTAATGTTGCTTTGACCATAGATACAATTGAGTTTGAAATCTTTAGTTTGCGACTTGATGCGTCAGCCGGAACAAACTCACCAACAATACCTTCAACATAGTTCTTTAAATCTTCATATGGTTTTCCGTGCATCATCGGCAGAAAATCAGAATCAGTTATGCCAGCAAATCTAATATAAGGTTTCATACCATCATACTGAGAAACAGACTTAGATGAACCATATAGACTTGTCGTTTCAAACAAACACATATTCATTTTATACTTTGCATTAAGTATTTCTCGTACCTCATGTGAACAACATAAACCTGCAAGTAACTTTCCACCAAGATAATTGAAACCAAAAGGTTGTGCTGGTACAATCACAAAACCCATACCAGCAGCACGATTGAACGATTGAGTTTTTTCTAATTCATTTGTCATTACATAACCAAGCAATTCATTTCTTGGTTTCATATTGATTACTGGAGAACCAATACGAATAAAACCAACCCACTTCTTCGTGTTCTTCTCCAATACAGCAAGACGAACATTCCGACCAGGACTGGAAAGATTGTTGTGTGATGAGATAATGTCTAAGTACAATTGCCATCTAGCCGATTCCATTTCAACAACTTCAAAGTCCATTTCTTCGGGTTTAATCGTGAAATCGGAAAACAAATCTTCTTCTGGTCCACAACCAGGCAATGCAAATGGTAACTCTGCAAGAGAGTTTAACTTTTGGTCACGCATGTATTCATCAATGCGATTGAAACCACCAAAGTAATCTTCAAACACTTTGGCACAATGCATAGCTTGTTCGTAATTCAAACTCATACTTTAATACCACCAAAGTTTTTGTTAAATTTACTTTCACGATTACCAAATGTATTCAATGGTTTATCATCTACTTGGCCAGAATCAGCAATGTCTATTTGTGCAGATTGTTCAGCATCATATAATCTCATCTTTGCACGATCAATACCAATAACAAATCGTTTAAAATGATTTGGGTCGCCATAACGATTCTTCAATTGTTTGACCATGATTTGATTCAGTTGTTCAAGTTCTTCTGTACTGATAAGTGCAAACATAAAGTCAGCAGTTGCAGGAAGACCAAATGATTCTGATGTATCTTCAAGACCTGGGTCTGTGTTTGTAAAACCACTTCTTGTAGTTTGTGTTGCAGAAACAATAGGCACCGCAAATTCTACTGCAAGACCTCTTAGTTCTTCTGCGATAGCTTTGACATAACTATATGAGTTTACATTTGCACCAGGTTTAATTCTTGCTGATGCACAAATATTTAAGTAGTCAATGAAAACAATGTCTGGTCTAAAATTCTTTTTGAGATGTAACTCATTCATCAAAGATCTAAAGTGCAATGCAGATGCAGCTGCAGTGGGATATTCTTTAATGATTAATTTACCATTAATCTTTGATTTTAAATGATCAAACTTTCTTTCATAATCTTGTTTAGACAATGCATACAACTCACTCATATCAACATTTAAAAGATTGGCGTCAATTCGTTCTGCAATCTTTTCTTCGGCCATTTCAAGTGTAATGTAAAGAACATTTTTACCCTGAGACAAACAAGAAGCTGCAACATGACACATAAACAAAGATTTACCAACACCTGTACCTGCAAGTGCAATATTCAATGTCTTGATTGGTAAACCACCTTTTGTAATCTTATTAAACAAATCTAAATCAAATTGAATTCTGGCTTCTTGACGGTGATAGAAATCATATCGTGCATCAAAATCATTTATATAATCGTGGCCAATATGTGAATCAAATGATACTGCGAGTGCATCACTCAATAGTTTTGGTATTTCACCCTTTGATTTTTGTTCTCTGTTGGTTTGATCAAGAATAGAAACAGAATTCATAATCGCATTATAAATGGCTTTATCTTGACAAAACTTTTCAGTCTGGTCAACAAGCCAATTATATTCCGATTTTTCTTCTTTCTCGTTATTAATTTCACGGAGAATGTCAACACAACCTTTTACTTCTGGTTCGGTGAGTTTTTTTGATTCTGTAAAATTAATTAGAAGAGATTCATAAGATGGTAAAGTTTTGTATTCGTTAATGAAATTTTTCACTTCAGAAAAAAACTTTCGCTGGGTATTATCAGAAAAGTATTCTTCTTTAATGAAGGGTATAACTTTTCTGGTAAATTCTTCGTTAAAAATTAGATTTTTAAGTATGACTACTTCTAGTTGATTCAAAGTCTCTCGCCTTTTCTAAAATAAAGTCTTGCAACATATCACCTAGTATTATAACAAATTCCTGCTGTTTTTGCAAGTACTCTTCGTCATACATATCAGAATATATTACTCGGTAATTGAACTTCAAAGTAGGATGAACATCATTCTCAAAGAATTGGGTATTACTATAAACAACGGTAATATTTTTATATTTGCCGCTGTTTATAGTAAAATAGGTATTTTCATCTCTGTAATCTACCGAATACTCAGGCTTCTGCTGGCTCTTCTTTTGAATCCATGGGAATATCTTCCATAATATTTCCATAAGCAATTTCATATTTCTTTCTCACATACTCTTTAAAACATTTATCATTTAAAATATCAGACCAAAATTCTTTTGTTTGTGTATCTGCAAAACGAACCTTGTCGCCAATTTCACCAGTTTTCATGTCAACCTTTGCGTACCAACCATTAGATGGTTTTGATACATGTCCAGATTCAAGTGCAAGGTCAAGAAGACCAGAATACTTTTGAATACCTCCATCAAAAGAAACTGCAACAGGAATCTTAGACTTCTCTCTAACCATCCGAGACTTTTCAACGTTAATAATAAAGTTGTAGCCAGTCACCTCAGTTCCATCTTTTTCTTGCTGACGGCCAAGAATCCAAATTGTATCAGCAGAGTAATAAGAACCTGTACCGCCGCCAACAATATCTTTCGGGAACATGCCAATTTCTTTGTAAGTGTGATTTACAACAACCATTGGAATATCTTTGATTGTTAGGTGTGGTGTAATCATTCTGAAGAGAGACTTCATCTGTTTAGCTCTTGACATATCAGCAACAGACTTGCCATCAAGTGCGTCTTCAACTTCTTTCTTAGAAGCCAAATTACCAATTGAATCTAGAATAATAATTACTTTATCATCTTTACCCAACTCTTGCAACTGTTGCATAATATCAAATTTCAATTGTTCAACATCAGTAATTGGTGTGTGAAGAACACGACCCATATCAATGTTAAATGTTTCAAAATATTTCTTAGGTGTACCAAACTCAGAATCATAAAACAAACAAACTGCATCTTTATATTTTTTCATATAAGCTGATGCCATTAACAAAGCAAATGCGGTCTTAAAGTGTTTAGATGGACCTGCAAACATCGTAAGGCCTGGCGTAAGGCCACCATCTAATGAACCAGACAATGCAACATTTACCATTGGTACATTTGTTTGTATTAAATCTTTTTCATTAAAGAATTTAGACTTTTCAAGAATGGAACTCTCTTTAATTGTCGTATTCTTTTTCAATTTATCAAGTAGACTCATTTTAAAAACTACCTCCATCCATTTTGGTTATCTTTGATTTAGGAATAACTTCACTGTCATCAGTAAACAATTCTATACTAGGTGCTGTTGAAATAGCAACTTTTTTCCTCTTAGTTGGCTTTTTATTTTCAGGTTTTTCCTCTTTATCAAATTCTTTTAGTTTTATATAAGATTGATTTGCGGCAATCAATAACAATACCGCAAGAGGATCAAACACCACAATAATAACTAAGATAACAACTCTTACAGCTTTATCTATAAAACCTGGATCTTCTTTTGTATATAACATTTCAGCAATATACTTAATAGGACCTATTTCTGCCGTTAGTTTATTTTCTTCAGTAAGTAACGGCAATTTCTCTTGCGAAATTCTTTTTAATTCTGCTTGTGTTTCTTGTATCTGTTTATCAATTCTATTTGTTGCGGTTGATGGATCTCCTGCCCTTTGTAACAGGTAATCTAATCTTTCTTTTGCAATTTTTTCTTGCGTTCCCAATGTTCTTAATTGAACACTATTTGCACCAACTACAATATGAGATTCAATGTGAGCTCTTGACAAGTAACCAAAAATACCCATTGAAGTAATAATCATCAACAGAATAATCGCAATTAAAAAATAGTAACGCATTATTCTCACCGTAACGTTCCAATTGTTATATAACCAGGAAACTGTTACTAACTTTGCAATCTCAAGTACTGTACCCATTATAATAATTGGCCAGAAAGAACCTGGAAATATTTGTGCTAGACCAATTACAGAATAAAAGGCCGCAATAGCCGACAAAGCTATTGCAGTTAAAAATGGTAGAAGAACTTGCGTCATGAAAAGAAACTATCCAATGAAAATGTTTTCTTGGCTTTCCATTTCATACAATCAAGAATGACTTGCACAGGCTCAACGAAGGACTTTTCAAATTGTGTATCATAATCAATATAGTCTTGCAATTCAAACTCTTTTGGTAATCTAGTAGGAAATGAAATCACCATATCTTTAAATGGGTTTGGCATTTTTAGATAGGTAAATTTCAACTTCTCACCCTCTTGTATGAACGGATACTTATTTGTTAGATTTAATTCTTTCAAATAGTGATTATATATTATGGCACCTTTTACATGAATTGGTGTACCTTTTTTATATAGTGTAACTGAATCTGAATATTCGGTCAAGCCATTTACACCTCTTGGAAAAGAAATTTCTTCAGGTGATAATGTTTTAAACTCTTGCCGAAAAGTATCAATGAAATCTTGCACATCAGATTCGGTGCCAGTCATCATCAATTCAATCAACAATTTCATCTTCTCACGAATAGCTGATGGTGTTGAAGACTTAATCATTTCAAGACCCATCACTTTTAGTTTTGGTTCTTTGTATACAACACCCTCATTATTATATACATTGAGAATATATCTTTTCTTTGCAGTCCAGATTCCTTTGTCGGCAAGTGCTTCACGCTTCATTTGCATCCTTTGTGAATATGCG